CTCCCAACATCCTACGACACTGATAGGTGATAATTTCTTGTACAATACTGATTTAGGTCCGAATAGGTTCTTTGAACGGTTAACGATATATGGAAAGTCAAACCCACCACGTTTGTTCATCTTATTATTGGGGCAGATGTTCCAACCAGTTACAACATCAGGGGCATTGTTATGCCACCAATCAAAGTACTTCTGTAACATTTGAGCCTCATCTAAACATTGAATGTATTCGATGTTCTCTTCATTATCACCTGTATACGGCTTGAATCCCCATGTAATATTATGACCTCCACCAAACTCACGGATATTTATAAGGGATATTGGATGTTCTGCGGTATTTGCATGGGGAAACCCCTTTTCAGATTGAACTTCAATATCTAAGGAATAGATTTTGAGTTTGGGTACTTCGATATCTGCATCAGCAATTGGATGATATTTTTCCGTTAAGAATTGAACATCCTTCGGAACTTCATTCTCATAAATTGTATCTGCATGATATTTTTGATAATCTGAGTAATCCTTGAACGTACCAAACTTCTTCTGTTGGACAGGAATACCTTCGATTGTTTTGATGATACCATTAGGGTTTTCTTCATACACGTATGGAACCCAATCAACAATGGTGTAATCATTAACGCCATTCTTCTGTTCCCATAGGTACATTCTGCTTCTTTTATTGTCGTAAAAAACATTCTTAAACAAATTCACACCTTTCCCATTACATATTTAAATACCCCTCATATTACCATAAGGGGTATTGTGTGTAAATCAACTATTTAGGGGCTTCTTCTTCTGAATTAGCAGTTCCTTTTTTCTTTTTCGGACCACCCATATTCTTCCTACCACGACCATTAGTTATAACTTTATCCATAACTGCCGCATCACCATTTGAATCACCTTCATCTAAATATTTTTTAATTTTCTCCGTGATATCCATATTGCCTCCATTTAATATCTAACTTCTTGTCATACACTTTCAAGAATCTGTGTTTTTGTGAACGTAATCTCCATTCACCCTTACATCCTTTTACTGAACCTCTTGAATGCTTCTTAAACGTACCGTCTTCCAACTCAAAAAAGAAATCTTTCTTCTTATCTGTAAGACCATAATAATCAAATCCTAAAGCCTTATAGATAGTACCCTTGTGGTAATCGTTATCGGCGTATGACAGTATAAGTTTAACATCAGTGTCTTTACGTAGTTGTCGTATTGAACGAGCGACAAACCAACTGGTGATGTTATATTCTGATTCTTGAACATCAGGGTGTATTACTAATCTTGACAGCTCAAACAACCCATCTTGTGAGTCATTGAAATTACCACCTAACATACCCTTCAATAGTTCTTTTACTGGTATACCTGTGAATAAACAGGCACCTACAACATCACCATTATAGTACAAAGCATAATTATAGCCACTTTTGAACCCTCTCTGTATTTTCGACAGGTAGTGGTGTTCATCCAAAAGTGGCTTAACTTGATCTTTTGTTGTTAATTTAACCCCAAAATCTTCTTTTGACATATAATTTAATACACTTTTATATACTCAGAACTCAATGATGACATTGATGATGCTGATAGGAACCATGAGTTCACTAGATCATCAGCCACCCCTTTATTCTTCTCCATAAAGATAGATAATTCAAGAGATTGGATTAGTGACAACCAAAATGTCCATGTATGTTCTGGTGTTTTTGTATATACATCAGTTGATCTCCCTATCTTATGATCCCAATATGTATTTACTTGACTCTCTGTCCAAGTATACCCTAAATCCTTCCATAACTTGAGTACGTGACTTCTAAGAACATTTTCTATACCATCGTATACCATCATGTTCTTGATTGATTGTGGGGTAATCTGAGGGATACAGTAATCCTTGATAGATTTTTTGAAGACGGACGATTGAACTTTACCGTGTCTTGCACCCCCACCTTTAGCACCCATCAGTTCACCAGTAATACTAGCTCCCTTATTGAATGATCTAAAGTTGATATTGTTTTTGTTAGTTGAGATATTGACACCTGTACCGAAAGGACCATTTTTCTTTGGTGGAACGATACCTTTGTATACAACTGGTTCGTGTTCACTAGCAGGTTCAATGTGTGATACTTTTGCACCACCTTTACCAATCTTCTTCAATGAAATACCAACAAATACACCAGATTTCAAGTTGTCTGAGATATAACTGTTGTATTCCACCAAAGATCTGAAATTTCCACTGACAGATGGGATTTTACTCGCCCATATGTCAGAAGGATTCCATTTATCATCCCCACTGAAACCACCTTCTTTTTTAAAAGGTTGGAATTGTTTGTAAAGAGTGTTCATAAACCCTCTACCTCTTGAAAAGGTGTAATTACCTTTCAAATAACCAGACTTCACTACAGCATCAACACTTGCAACCACACTCTTCACGTAATCAGGTCGTTTTTGTGCAAATTCCCATAATTCAGAGGTTGTTGAATCTGTCTCACAATATTTCTGGTGTGCCTGAGTGAATAACTCCGCATCATTCAGCAGTTGAATTGTTAGTTTACCCTTCAACTGTCGTATAGCAAATCCAACACAAGCAAGACCTTCTTGTAGTTTAGTTGTTAGGGTATCATTTTTTTCTTCTTTTATATAACTACCTAATCTCATTCATATCACCTTTGAGTATTTAATGTATTACGAGATTATTTATGTTTTAATTTCGTAATTGGTAATAATAAGTTCGTTTTTCATTCGTGATTTCTTACCATCATCAGTCTGTTCAAAAGACATACAGTAACGATACTCTTCATCCTGAATATAGTAATCTTTGTACCATTCTCTCAACTGTTCGTTATCATTGTAAGTAATCAACCACTTACATTCCAATTTATTGACAGCCTCAAAGAATTCTTTGTGGTCAAACCCAGCATGGATCTTTCCATCAGGTCCGTATAACATATCTTTAATGTCATATGGGGGGTCAAGGAAGATAAAATCATCAGGTTTTGTCATATCAAATAGTTCACGATAATCTGCGTTAGTGATCTTATAATCTTTGATGATTTCTGAAATGATTAATAGTTTTCTGGTGTTATTATCATTGAATGTGTCACGATATGCTAGTTTTGACACACCACCCATCATTCCACTGAAACTAATCTTGTTCTTTACGAAGAACGCAACTGCTCGGTCAAGACTATCACCTGTGTCATGCAACAAGTTCATATCAGTAAATAACAACTTTCCATATTCAGTGACATTATCCTTTGGATATTTTTCACGTATTTCAATACATCTTTTGACTAACTCATCAGCATTATCCCTAACATTGATCCATAGATTATACAAATCAGTGTATAAGTCGTTGATATGAATGACCCTATCAGGATTAGTCTCTCCTTGGTAAATAGATACTACCCCTGATCCAATGAATGGCTCAAAGAATTCACCACTAAATTCAGGAAACATTGCAGTTAACTTCTTAGTTTTTCTTGCTTTACTTCCGGGATATCTTACTAATGGTTTTGTTGTAACAGTTTTTGATTTTGCCATAAACACCTCTTTTTAATAAAGTCTATCTGCTCTTGCGTGATCGTCATACTCCTTCCGTGAAATTTCTACCACTTCAATGAATATTGTATTACCTGTCTCTTGCATTTCCAAGAAATTGTACACCAACCTCATTACACTATCATCCCTTTCACGATAATAGAATGGTCCACCATCATAATCTGATATCTTATATGCAAACATTATACGTTCCATTCACTGTTTTGTTCAAGAGCAACACGAACACATTGAATATATTCACGATCTGCTTCATCCAAGACAGTCCAACACTTGGCGATGTTTTCAACGAGATCTTCAACTTGTTTTTTGTTGGTTAGATGATCGTTTTCTTCCATCATTTCTTGGAGTTTATCCAAACGATCTTCTGTCAATTTTTTAATGCTCATAATGTCACCACCTTGTTTGGGTTAAAATCACTGTTTTCTATGCCATTTTCGTAATTCAACGGATACCCTTGAGGATTACATATAATTCGTGTTTTGTCTACCATATAATCAAAACCGTCATGAGTATGACCGTGAATCCAAAGTTCTGGTTTGTATTGTTCGATCAAATCTTCCCATCGATTACCAAAACAAACATTTAACGGACTACCCTCAAATTTAGGAGATAATGACTTCGGATGAGGATAGTGATGTGTTACAACACATAATCTCATATCTGGATGGTTATGTCTATAATAATGCATCTTTGAAGCAAGAAAAGTCTTAGATTTCCTACCCCATGCAATACCATTAAGATTTTTTTCATCCATCAGGTCATATATCATACGAAAATCATTTAATCCGTGTTGTACTGTTAACCCAATAGATCCATTTGATTCATCCCACCAACCAGTTGATCCTATAAACACAACTCCACCAATACAAATATCATCTTCAATGAGAACATGTATCTTATTATTAATATGTTTAATGTATTTCAACTCTTTGTCTAATGTTCTCCGTGTTGTACCATAATATTCATGGTTTCCAGAAACAAAGATAATTCTCTTACCTGAATCTTCTTGTATACGAACTAGATCATCAGTGATGTTATCACAACCTGAAATATCCCCTGATAACACTAATATATCAGCAGGGGTATTAACAATTTCATCATATAATGATGTGATCTGTCCGAATTCAAGATGTAGATCTGAGCAAATTTGCACTCTCATATAATTTCCTTATTTGTTCAACACCCAACCTCATTTTATTTACAGCAGATGGATTTGCTGAATGGATTAAAATGCGTGGTGGAACAAAATCATTAATGGCAACTTGTTCCTCAATCCATAAGAGAACATCATTACCTGTACCGATACCATCATCGTCACCCAAATCGTGGTCAAGTGAGATATGGGTTACTTCCCCTGTCTCTAATAGTGCAATTGCTTGTGATGGATCAAACACACGATACCAATCTTCGGGAGTCTTTCTTTCATCATCAAGAAATACTTTCATTTATACCACCAATCTTATTATTCGATGTTTTTGATTTTTCTGACCAGTTGTTCCAATGACTCAGATATCTCTAAATCCTCACCTGTATCCAATGATAATTTTATACTATCATCATACTGTGTGAATTTAACAATCCGTGAAGGATCTAAATGGAATTTCTTGTTAGTGTCACCACTTTTTGTTCCATATCTTTTCTCTGGTCTATAATATGTTAATTCTATAAATCTCATTTCATTTCCTTTTATTTCAACAAAGCCATAGTAACCACAGGGTGAACCATGAATACATACATAACAATAACAATATTGACCATTGCCAATCCAATTTTATTCTTATCCATTATAACTCCTTGAATATTCTCAACACTTCTTTCATTTTTTCTTTACCTTTGGGGTTA